TAGGTGATTGATTTGTACAACGCGAGTAAAGTCCATTGACCAAATTACTTCAGCAACAAACGCGCCTTGAAGTTTTAAGTCGAACGCAATACCTTGCAATGCGTTGTCGAGAATTGTTCCCGTACCTTGTCCCTCAATCATATAAGAGATTGAGTTCACCAACGCGTTGTGAATTGGTGAATTGTGAAAGAGATTCAGAAGGTGCTGTGGGTATAAATTGTTATTTCCATAATCAATCCAACCGCTACGATTCTCTTTTTCAACCGCTTCAACAGGTTGATAAGCCGATAAGTTTATTGCTTGAATGTTGCTCATATTATGCACCTGTATAAATTACGTCTACGGGAATCGTAGGTGTTGAAACGTCAAAGTAAATTGTTCCGTCTTGTAAAATCATCAAACCCTTTTCAACCAATCCAACGACGGAAGCATTGGTTGGGTCTATATTGCTATCGCTGTTTTGACCATAGACTTCGTAGTGATATCTACCCGCATCGAGCAATCCAACTGTGGTAAGTCTTATTTTAGTCACGCGTTCGTTCTCGTTTATCACGGTCACTACTTGCGCGAGTTGTTCACCTGTCATTTCGTAAGTCAAAACGAGTAGGTAGTGTGTAAAGGCAACATTGAAATACTGCCGTCCTTCGTCTAACGAAAGCCACGCGTACTGATTCGCTGTATTTGTATTTAGATAAACCATTCTATCCTTTCCTTTACGTTAAAATTACAACACGTAGGGACGCGTTGTCCCTATGTGTGTAAAAGTTTTTTGATTACGCTATTACTGAAGCAGGTGCTCCGTTCAACTTATAAGCGCGAACCGCAGCTTCGTGAGTGAACGCTAAGGTGTATCCGTTAGCATCACCTAAAACCGTTCCTGTTCCTGCTGTTGCAGTAGAAAGGTCTGCTCCGTACTCATATCCAACAGCCCACCAATTTCCGTTTGTATCTTCAACGAAAACAATCACGCGAGCTTGTGCAACTGATTGCAATTCTAAACGCTTTGCTGCGCTTAATTTATGTATCATTACATTAACGGTCTGCGTGTAAAACACCGTTCCGTTGTCGCGATTGAAATTGATTGTTTCTTCGAATGATCCTGTTTGTGTCGGAAGTTCATAAGTGTACAAGTCTGCATCCGTCGGACCAGCGATTGCTGTAATCACTTGTGATGCGTCCAATGTAATACCTGTAACCAATGTTTTATCTAACAAAACAATTTGTTTAATTCCACCGATTGCATCTTTGCAATCGAGAGTAAATCCGCTACTTAATTCGCACATTTTTTTATAGTTTTATTAGCACAAAAGAGGGGTGGTTTTTATGCCACCGCCTCTATTCGTGCAAGGGTTAGAATGGTTGAGATTATGCTGCTACGTATTGGTAGAATGCGATTTCGTCACCGAAGCCGTATTGCGCACCTGCGAAGAATGAAGTGTGGAAACGAACATTTCTTGACAAGTCACGGTCTGCCATATCTAAAACAGCAACAGTATTCCATTGGTCAAGAGTGTTTGTACCAAACCACAAGTTAGACTTCTGATAGAAAGCCATTGTGTCGTCAGACATACCAGGACACTCGATAATGTCATACTGTCCCTGCCAAGTCATCTTAACAGTCTCACCTTGATACAAGTAAGAACCACCGCCAAGACCTAAAATTGCAGTTCTAAACGCTTCAGCAACGTTTGAAGATACCGCAATAATTGGCTTCTCAGTAGCACGACGAACGCGCACAGGAAGAGTTAAAACAAGGCGGTTCATTTCTTCGATTACGTTAGCAGTTGTGATAGCCTCTGGAGTATCAACAGTAAGAACAGTAGCATCGTCGTTGAACAATGTTTCGAAACCGTTGTATTGAGTTGTTGAACTAACACCAGTCCACATTAAAATCTCATTACGAGCAGCAATACCTGCCATAACATTGGCAATCATTGCATCAGTCAAAGAAGCGTGAAGTTCTCCGTTTTGTTCTGAGCGAGTTTCCCAATCTTTTAAAAAGTCATTTTTACACAAATTTCTCTCTACTTGAAATTGTTGTAAGGTCAAAACACGCTCGCTCAATGCAACAGTTCCAAGTGGAGTGAAGTCGCAAGTAGGTGCTTCAAAAGTGATGTCGTCAACTAAGCGACGAACAACTTGTTTGTACTCAATGTTTTCTTTGAAAGTAACTGCGTTCAAAGATTCATTGCTTAAAAATGCAGCGCGGATATAACCGCCTGCTACAGCTCCTGAATAGGTGCTGTTAATTGGGTTTGGTGATAATGTAGTAGCCATTTTTTATTGTTTGTTTTTTTATTTGTTTAAATGAAATACGAAACGCTCCTCAGCCGACATTTTAGCGTATGGCTTTGAAGGAACTTGTTTTGCTTGCTTTACTTCCTTGATTGAAGACGCAGCAGGCTGTGCGCTTAATTTTGTTACTTCGCTTGAAAGTTCTGCGTTTGCCTTCTTGATGTCAGCAAGTTCGCTTTCAAGTTTTGCAACCAACGACAAAAGTCCTTCAACCTCTGCGCTTAGTGATTCTTCAGAAACAACCTCAGTAGATTGTTTTTCTTCTTCTACTTCAACCTCAACTTCTGGTTCTTCAACCATTGGTTTCAATTCAACAAGTAGTCCGTCTGCAACAACAACTGTGATGCCTTCCGCTGTCTTGTATTCTCCGTCCGCAACAACAACCTCGTTGCCTTCTGCGTCTTTAGCGAATACACGAACACCAGCTGCCCAAGTGTCGCTGTCTGAATAGATGCTTGTACCGTCCTCTAAAATCGCTTCAACCATTTGTTTAACCTCAACTACTTCTTCAGCAGATAGGCTAACATTGTGTTTTGCGAATAGAGCGTTTACTTTTTCTCGTAAATTCATAATTCTGTTAATTGTTTGTTTGAATAGGATATATAAAAAGAGGTATATTTGTTTCGTAATTCGATTTTTCATAGGTTGAATTTGATTTTTAGGTTTGACGGAGGGAGTGATTACCCTCCGTTTTTTTATCCTAAATTGTCGAGAATAGTATTTAATACTTTCAATTCATCTTCACTCAATCCGTACGTCTTAAACCCCATTTTACCGCCCTCGTTCGTTATCTTCGTGAGTGCGTTGAGAAACAGGTTAGCGTCGTCGTTGAACAATTCAACTTTTAGAAACCCCCCTGCCTCGATATTCATTTATTCTTCTTTTAAAAGTTCGTTTATTTCATCAAGAAGTGCTGCAAATTCTTCGTGCTTACTTAAATACATTTCTTTTTCAGCAATAAAGTTTCCTTCGATTGAAAAACCAAGAACCTCTTTGTTTTGTATTTGTTTCTTCACTTCTTCATTCTCTACTTTCATACAACCAAACCACGTTCCTTCTGGAAGGTCAAAGCCGAAGTTCTTTGACTTGTCGTTTTCACCTTCGATTATCCACGTTTCAACAAGCGACACTCCGTCAACCACTTTCGCGTGTTCAACTGTTGCGTTGTTTTGGTTGGCTTGTTTTAAGTAATTGTAAGCAATTGCACGAATAGTGTCTTTCGAATACTTAACGTAGTATTCTTCGTTCGTTTCGTCGTTGCGTCTGTAAATCAATTGATCGGGAATTAATAGCGCACCATACAAAAGACCTCTAAAATCTTCTTTGAACTTCACGTTGTGTTGTTCGCTTAGTGCGACAAAGTCGACACCGATTGCAGGTTGTTCAACTACGCTAATCGCGTACACTCCAAGTAGTCCCGCGTCGTCGATTCCGTATTCAATAACTTTAATTTTTTTCATTGTTTATCCTCCTAATCTTGATTGGTTTTGAATTAATTGTTGTGCCTCTAAATTGCTGCTCACTTGCGTTCCAACGACGTAGGCTTGCAATGGTGGTTGTTGTTGGTTGGGTTGGTTGCCTACAAAGGCGAAGTTCGCAGGTGAAGGAGCAGCCGTGCCACCACCACCTGTTGCTCCTGCTCCACTGCCACCACTCGCACCACCACCTGCAAATCGACCTATTGCAGTTCCTGCTATTGTAGCAATGGAAGCAGCAGCGCGAATCTTTGCGCCTAATATGGCGGCTGTTTTAATTGCTAAACCTCCATCGGGTGCTAAAGACCAAATTGGGTTTGCGTTGTATGTGCTAATTTCTCGTTGGGTGTTAACGACTACTTGTGCAATGGCTAACGCTTTATCAAGTGCAAACGCGATGTCTGCCGCTTTCTTGTTCTTTGCGAATAGTGTACCTAATAAGTTCACCGAAGCAGAAGCAAGATTGAATTTCGCATCCATTAACGCACGTTCCGCTTCTAACTTGTCAGTGGCTAATTGTTTCTCTCTTGCTAACTCGTCTTCTTTTGCTTTTTCGTCAATAGCCTTTTGCTTGTCGTTAGCCTCAATTTGTTGTTGAAGTGCTAAATCGTCGTATTTTTTTTCAATGTCTAATTCTAAAAGACGATATTTTTCAATGATAAAAACTTTATCTTCTTCTGCTCCTTCCCACGTTTGAAGTTCAAGTTCTTTTTTCTTTTCTAACTCATAAAGTTCGTTGGCTTGTGCGCCTTGATTTGCTTTGATATAATCTTCACGAACTTTAAGTTTTGCGTCTGCAAGTTCTTTCTCTTGTTTTAATTCTTTTGCAGCCTTTACCGCGTTTGCTTCAAGTTCTTTTTGACGCTCCGCCTCTTTCTTTTCCGCTTCCGTTTGTGCTGCTGTTACCGCTGCCTTTGTTTTTTCTCTTATTCCTTTTACTTCAGTTTCAACATTTGCTAAAACAGCAGACGTTGCCTCTTTTTCAAGAAATGCAATTCGCTCGATACTTTGTTCAAGGTCAAGTTGTGCTTTTCCAATTCCTTCCGTTCCGTTATACCAGTCGGTT